GGGTTATGGGTTGACCCTGCCGAGGTAGACTACGACTCTAAGGAATCATCAGAGGGCGCAGAGTCCTCATCTTTGTAAGGCTTGAAGCCACCTATCTTATGAATCAACTTCTTGATAGCACGCTTGTGGCGCATACGAGCAGCGTCTTCTGTGCCTAGTGTTAGTTCACTTGCGATAGCACCGAAGTCCATAGATTCTGCGTGACGTAGGAACAATACCTTGCGGTCTTCAATAGGTAACTTCCAGAATCCGTAGTCAATCTCAATCATCATAGCCATCATATTGCCACCCTCATTAGGTGCAGATGGTGTGCCTGGTCTACCTAAATCTACCTTGCTACCTGCACCATACTCACCACGCAGTACGGCAGGAAGCAAAGCCTCAACCATATCTGCTTCATAGTAGAACAGGTCAGAGGTTTCATACCCACCTGACTTAGCCTTCCAATGTTGGCAGTAGTCTAATGCTTGGTTGCGTAGGCTACGATAGATAAGATTCTTTGCGTCTTTATCCCCGATTGCTTCCCAATCATTTAACTTATTAGGGTGCTCAACGAACCACTGATACAGTGACTGTCTAATATCTTCAAGGTCTATCTCAAACTTCTTGTGATACTCTGCGGAAACAGAGTCGACGATATAATCCCAACGCTCAATGCGTTCCCATTCAATCATACTATCTTAAACCCTTGGTGTGTGTGGATAAATCCAACTAACTTCATCTTGTTATTCTTGTTAGCGAACTCAGTAGTAGCGGGCAACCACTTCTCTTGCCAATCAAGTTCGTGGTTTAAGTCAAGCAAGGGGAACGCCCAGATACCTTCGGGTGTGGAGTTGACATACCAAGGTGAGAGTCCTAACTTAGCAGACTCTTCAAGAAGAAAGTCATACTTCATCTTCTCAATCAGTAAGTTGTCATAGTGTGTGCGCCTACACTTAAGTTCAATAAATAATTTCTCTGCTTCAGAGATACAGTCGAAGCCATCATATACTTCGGGGGAGTGAACGAGGTCGGGGAACTTCTCTGCCTTTAACCAATCAAAGAGTTCCTGCTCTTTCACTTATCCCACTTTCCTCGCAATACTAACAGTCCAATTATACCATAGTTGGCTATATCTTTGAAGGAATCCTCAAGCGGTTCGTTCTCTGCGCTCACGTTGCCTTGCTTGGTGAGGTTAACAATGCGGGCTATCTTGTCCCACATACGTACCACCAGCCCATTGATTGCACCATAGGGGGAGTTGCTAATGTTCTTGGGTCCGTAATCCCTGTGCTTCTTGATGAGCAGGTCGCCTAGTTCCTGCATCACATCTCGTACGTTTAGTTCGAACTCTGCCCAGTTAGTATCGGAATGTGTAGGGTTACTATCAGTGTGGATTTGTCGACTGTATAGTTCTGTACGTTCAGCCCTTGGTCTACCAGATGGGTTATAATCTGCCATATTTCTTCACGCTCCGCCTTCTTCATCTGTATCCTTTGATAGTAACTTCTCAATGTTCTGGTCTAAGTTCTGCATAGCAGACTTAACTACCATATCCTCAACCAGTTCGTCAATCATATCGAAGCCCATCTCTGCTGCAAATAGCGTGATGTATGTCGACTGTGTTATTAACTTAATCTGCTCTGGTTCTTCTGCGTGGTTGTACATAAATCTAAGTAGTGACCCCAGTAGTAACTTCAATCCATTAGGTAGGATATAGTACGGGTCGAACTCTTCCCCCTCTTCCATAGTGTGGTCAACAAGTTCGAATGAGTTATCGAACTGTACCCCACAGTCGTGGCAGTAGGATTCAGGTGGTTCGTTAGGGTCAAAATCCAAAGTTACGTATCCATCTTCTCGTGAAAGTATCCTGCTCCTGCCTGCACGAACATCGAATTAACATCTTCTCCTTCGGGGAGTTGAACGATAGTAACTGGTAGTTCTCTGGCAAGACTACGGGCGAACTCTGTCCCAGGTTGGTCGCCGTCAGCGAAGACGAATACTCTTTCAAAGTCTGCAAGCAATCGTGTGTAATGTTTCTTCCAGGAGTTCGCTCCAGGTACACCAACACAAGGAATGCCAACGCAGAAACTAAGAGTAATAGTATCCAGTTCACCTTCGCACACCCCTATAAAATCTCCTGCTTGTTCTATGTCAAGCACGTTGTACAACTTAGTCTCTGCACCTATCATACCCATATACTTAGGTTCAACAGCAGGGTTGAGACTTCTAAATCGTAAGTCTACCACGCCACTCTTGGTTACATAAGGTATAGAAAGACGTCCAGCATATTGTTCGTGCCCAGTCTCAGGCTCCGTAACCACGCCTAATGATGCCAGACGTGCCACCTCCTGAGTTATGCCTCTGCTTTCTAGGTAATCTGATGCCAGATGAATACTTTCCCCGTACTTCTTGGCTGCCTTGCCCAGTAATTCCTTCTGCGAATGTCCTTGCTTCATTGATATTTATTCCCTCCTGTTGACTTATGATTTGTAAACTGTTGCCCTGAACGCCACAGGCAAAGCATATAAAGATATTCTTATCGAGGTTCGCCGACCCAGACTGGTGCGTATCTGAATGGAACGGGCACTTGAGGTTAACTTGCCCGTGTCCTTGTCGTATGTTTGCACCATAGTGACGCAAGACATCCGCAATGGGTGGCAAGTCGTTGTCAATCTTTAACATCTCCTGTCTTCTCCTTTATCCACTGGTCTAAGTCTTGTATAACCCAAGCCTTATTAGCACTAGCATTACGTCGCTTGACTATAACATAGTGCAACGGAACTTCAGGTAAGTTACGAGCCTTAGCATAGTTAACCGCTTCCACTTCTGCCTCACGCCAGAACTGTGGCAGGTCCATTCTCTGTACATTCTTTAGTTCAAAGATGTAAGTCTTACCTGCAATGATGGCAACAATATCACCTTCATCATTCTTGCCTGCCTTGGTAAGTCTTTCAACCCATATACCTAGGGAGCGAAACAACTTTAAGAAATCAATCTCCCACCCAGAACCTTTACGCCCGTTAGGGTTTGCCACGATAGATGTACCACGCAAACTCACGACCCATAAAAGTTATGGCAAACATATAATCAAAGTCATCTCCTTCAAAAAGAGCCTCAGTAAAACATATATCAAAGAGTTCTCTAAAGGATACATACTTCTCGCTACCTTGGTATTTGATTCTCACGTTGCACTCTTATCTTTGCGTAGGATACGTTGTGCCCACGATAGACCAGCGTTGAGTCCGTCAGTCCACTCATCAGTGATAGGTACCTTGGCTGCTTCAATCTTTTGGATTAACTTCTCAGTCTCTTGTTTGATTTCAAGTACGATAAGTGCACGCATCTCTTGCGTCATATCGTCTTCTTCTTCTCTAATCATATCTATCCATTCTCTGGTATGTCTTCGACATACATATACTCAGGATTAAATGATAGCCAACAAGTTAGGTTAGCGTTGGCATCGGCACGCCCATATCTATTCTTTACAGGAGCAATACCAAGAGAAGTACCAACGATACCAAGAGTACAGATAAGCGCGGGGAGTTGAGCCACCTTACCTTGGAGAGCAGAGCGGGGCTGACAAGGGTTGCCCAGAACAGCCTCAGAAGTATGATGTAGAATAATAATCCCAGCGTTAGTTGCACGAGCAAGATACTTCAACTCCTTCATAATCGCACGCATTGAGGCGAACTCTTCGCCCCCGTCGGTAGCAATATCCATAAGGTTATCTACGAAGATAGCCTCAGGTGGTACACCCCATAGTTCTTCGAATGCTTCCACCTCTTCAAGAATATCCTGCAAGGTAGGTGATGATTCGAATGACCATACGATATGACTAGCCTTGGAAAGTACAGCCTTAGTCCAACCAGTATCAGTATTCATTAGGTGTTCAACGTCTGTCTGATTCTTACCGCTAATCATTGACGCAAGACGCATAGCCATAGTGTGTGCGTTGGTATCTGCAGAAATGTACAGAGTGGGAACGTGCATACGAAGGGCTAAAGCCAGTGCCAGAGTGGACTTTCCGACCCCTGGTACACCTGCAAGCATAGAGACTTCTGCTCTACGAAATATAATTTTGTTAGCATCAAATGTTTTGAAGCAACTTGGCAGTGGTTCACCGCCGATGTCGGACCTACCGACACTTCTTACTAAAGTTCTCATTGACTTCTCCTGTCTAATGTTAGAGGCGGGGCAGTCACCTTCCCCGATTAACTACCCCACCTCTAATCTTATTTAGTTAACTGGCTTACACTGGTCAGGTGTTCCCTGAGGTGTCGGGCACGCCCAGAAAGCGTATGGTTTGCCTGTTGTCTTGCTTACTCCCTGTCGGAAGATTCTCGCGCCGTGTACGCACGTTGGTGTTGTTGGCTGCGCCGATGCGGGCGGTGGGGTTTGCATTGGTGCCCCACCGAACGGATTGCCCGCCTGGGTTTGATTCGAGAATCCAGACTGCGTTGTGTCTGTAGTGGAACTCTGCGTCGATAAAGGGACGAGAGTGTAAGCACCAGCAACCTTCTTCGATACGGCTGCAATCTGTGTCGAGTAGTCACCGATGCCTTCGAGCAATACACTGAGTTCATCAGCAGTATTTGCACGAACATTAATCAAGTCACCGTTAGGTGCCTTCATAGAAACTTGTAGTTTCCAATCTTCGTTAGCCATTTATTTTCCTTTTGTGAATTGGCAATGTTCTGTGAGTCCACAGAAACTGCACGATTGTAGGTTCGGTAGAAATATACCAGCCTTGCGAGCCTTGTCAAAACCATCCACGAAATATTCGAGGGTGTCTAAGGTGTATCTACTTAGGTCAATCATCTCTCCTGTCCCCGATTCACGAGACATCCAGTAGTTTCCTAGATTGACTTCCACTCCAAGCATCTGTTCAACCCCTACTTTGTAGAAGCCTAACTGAAGGTCAGAGGTAGGACGTGTCCGTGAAGTTTTAAGGTCGACAATCACAAGTTGTCCGTTAACCTCAAAAATTCTGTCAATGAACATCTTCACTGGCACGCCTGCTATAACTGGATTTAGTTCCAACTCAATGGCACGTGCACCCTGTGGTGTGGTCCATATCTTCCAGTCGGGATTGTTCTGTCTCCATTTGATGTAGTTGTCTACCCAAACAGAGCCATTGATATTCCACCAGTTAGCATCCTCTTTGTTAGGATTCTCCTTAGTGGCTCGACCTGCACGTCGTGCAGTCTCAAGATTTATTCCTTCGGTTTCCTTGCGCCAGGCTTTAGCCCACAGTTCATTCGTTGTCGTAATCATCTTGCCGCTAACGCAACATCAATGGCAACCTGAAGACCAACCCATATAGGGTCACGTTCATCTGTCTCTTCATACTTTTCACGAAGTCTGGAGATAATTACATTGCGGGTTTCTGTACGCCCGTCATTGTACCTATCGGTCATAATGGTGCTGTATGTTTTCCAATCAAGGGTGATTGGTGCAATGTCTTGTGGTTCAATTGTCATAGTCATATAACTCCGTCGCGTGGTGAAACGCCCGCCCTCCTGCTGACCAAATGGATGGTTCCTCTGGAACCTGAAGTAGTCGACCTAGGTAGTACTGATAACCACAGGTCAGATAAGTTGTGAACGCTGAGTAACTGATGTGCTCAGGTAATTCGTATGAGTCAAGTTTAATCATCGAGGAAGTCTACTAGGTAATCTACTTCTTCTCGTAGTTCTTTAACTGATACTTGCAGTGCAATTACTGCCTCAGATAAGGTGATGAGATTATCCCAGAATTCTTCTGTATTTGTATAGTTTTTCTTAAATGGATTCCACATTGGTTTCTCCTGTCGGTAGTTTAGATAGACCCCCTCAGAGGACAGGAGGTGACTCAATGAGGGGACCTATCTAATATTCAGTTGATTATATATATTATATAATATATATTATATAGGCGCCTTAGCGCCTTATATATATTATTTATTATATATATAAATTATACACATACCCTGACCTGATTGCAGGATAGCGACACGCCGATAACCTAATGTCAAAACCGTACCATTTTTGGTACCGTTCTACCACGACTGGTAAATGAGCACGACTTATTTTCCTTAAGTGCAGAGGTCCGTCGTGGGACCAAAGCCACCAGAAACGACAAAAGGACCCCCTTCCATAGTAGTGATACTAGGGTCGGGGGTCTTCTTGTCTCTACGGGGCTGCTAGCCCCCTAGAATGGGGTGTTAAATGGTTACTTCTTGCGACCAAACTCTGGTGAGTTGGCGTCCAAAGCCTTGAGGATTGGACCTACGAAGCCTGCGATAAACGCAGAAGCGAGTACCTTAGGGTCGTGCTGTCCTGCCATATAGAGAGCGACCACTGCGGTGGCTGCTGCTCGGAAGTATGACAGTCCGATTTGCTTGAGTTTGTTTGTGTCGAACATATGTTCTCCTTATGATTTGAAGACTGGCTTGCCGAATCCCACGATGTACACAGGTAGTGACTTCTTGAGGGCTGAGCCATTCTTTTTCTTATAGGCACGCTTCTTGAGGCAGACTTCTCCTCCGTTGCGCTGGTCGCCCTTCTTGTCAGGGCTGGTATTACCTTCGATACAGGTTACAGTTCCGTCTCCGTTGTCTCTAACCACGATTCCAACGTGACTAATACGGTCAATACCATCATTGGGAAAATCAAAGAAAACAATATCCCCAGGGAGTGGAGTCGCTTCATCTACTTTCTCCCAAGCATTCTTTTTAATGAACGCTTGCGCTCCCGCCAGAGTGCTGACCACATTAGGAATCTTAAGTCCCACTTCATTTGCACACCACATCACGAACGAGCCACACCAAGGTAGGAAGTTAGCCTTGGTGAAAGCGCCGTACTTTGTCTCGTTATCTTTTGGTCCTTCTATGACACCGACTTCCCCGCGTGCCACTTTGATAAAGTCATTACGTTGACCCATTATTCACTCGCCTTCTTGTCCACCTTAGCAAAGGCAGCATTGATTTCTTCTGCAGTTAGGTTGCCATCTGATAGATAGAAGCGGGCTAGGGCTTCAAGTACTCGTGCTGCACCTAGTGCACCAGCAAGGACCGCTGCCTGCCATACTTCGATACCTACCAAGGAACCTGCACCGATAACACCTAGTGCTTCGGCTGCGATTACTGCGAGGATTCGCATCATCACATTCTTGAGTGTGTCCATTATTCATCGTCCTTTAGGTTACGTAGTTTGAAAGTAACTGTCCATACAACTAGACAGATAACAATTGAGTAACCAACTACTGTCTTGGCTGAGCCTTCGAGGACTACCCAAGCAACGAACATTCCAAGGAGTGTCCATAGTTGATTTGCTATATCAGAAAAGATTTTCTTTATCAAGGTTTTCTCCTGTAGGTTGCTGTTGCTGCAGCGGATGCTGCTGCTTGTGTTGCTATGCCCCCTGCAATGATGGCGGATACAACCACTTCTTCGGCGGTCTCACGCACCTCTGGCGGTAGGTCTGCACCTACACTTCCAAGGGCAGCCAAGGCTGCACCTGGGTCAGTAAATAATTCTTGTAGTAATTCGCCTGGGTCCTGCAGTAAAGCCACAGCGATTGCGACTTCTGCTGTAACAACCACGCCGTTACCCAAGGTAACTGGCGTATCAGGTGCTAAACTTGTAAGGTCTACACTAGACACACTAGGAGGTTGTGATGAGGTATCAGGCTGAGATGTTGGCGCAGGTTCTGCGACTGGCTCAGGCAAAGGCTCAGGCTCTTGTTCAGGCTGTTCCTGAAGAATCTCCTCAACTGGAGTATCAGGCTCAACTTCTTCAACGGGAGGTTCAATCGGTTCTTCGACAGGCTGTGGCTCTTCAACAACTTCTGGCTCTTCCGCAGGAGCAGGAGGCTCCTCTACTGGAACTGGAGGTTCCTCAGGAACTTCTTCAGTCAATGGAGGCTCTGGCTCAACAGGGGATTCAGCAACTGGCTCAACAGGCGTTGGCACTGGCTGAGGCTGAGGCTCAGGTTGAGGTGCTGGAGCCTGGGGCACAGGAGTTGGTTCAGGTTCCACTGCTGGAGGCGGAGTAGGTATACTCGGCGCAGGTTCAGGTGCAGGTTGCACTGGTTCCGTTGTCACAGTTGATGTATCAGAAGGGGCAGTAGATGTCTCTTGATTTGTTGCAGTTACAGTCTCTGTTGCTACTGTTGCGCTCTCGCTTGGAGTCGGAGTTGGAGTTGTGGATACAGTATTCGTATCTGGTTGAGGACTTGGAGACTCAGACGGAGTTGCAGATGGCTCAGGCGAAGAGGAAACTGTTGGACTTTCAGTTGGACTTGGTGATGCAGTCACTGTCTCAGTTGGAGAAGGACTTGGACCAGGCGTAACTGTTGGAGTTGGTTCAGGAGATGGCACAGGCTCTGGAGCAGGGCTTGAGATAGATACAGTGATGATTGGTCCATACCATCCACCCCAGAATCCAGCATCTATACCAGTTGCAGCGATAGTTAATTGACCTGATACCTGTGCAGTTAAAGTTACAATCTCAATCGCATTACCTGAGTATGACTGACCATTAATTGATACAGTCCACACATCTGGTATTGGTGTGCAAGTACCAATGCAGTTAGCAATCGTATTATTGACTGTGACAGTTACAGTTGAACCATCAGTGACATTTCCTGTGTAGGTGGCAGAGCCACCACGATAATCAAACTGTACGGTGTTACCAGATACATTGCCGTTGGTAGCCTGCCACGTGCCATCAGCATTAGCAGTAGGACTCCAAAAGAATGAAGTGCCTAGGACGATAAGAAATACTGCGTACTTACTTAGTTTCTCTTTCGCAGAGGATGAGATAAATCTGGTCAACGCGTTGTTCAACTCGGTCCAATCGTTCGGTGTTGATATTAACTGCGTCCCTCATTGAACCTCCACCATTTGGTTTTAGTTCTGCTAAGTAGTGTTGTACTAACCATCTGATTGCTGCTGTGAATCCTGCAATCAATGTCATAATGGCAACGGCAAAGCCTGCCCATTCTGCTGCAGACATTACACCGTCCTGACCGTGATAGTAATAATTCCTCCAAAGCCAGACATACCTTTATCTGGTGGAGTACCGCGTCTAAATGCAATCTGTTCAATAACTACTTGACGAGATTCATTAGTTGTCAAATCTTGCCAAGTAACTATGTCACCTGATTCTTCAATGTCTTCCAATAGTTCAATACGTTCCCACGCACGTCCCTCATAGCCAGTCACTACGTTATATCTATCCGTCTCTGTGTCAAAGCAGTAGACAGGAAACTGGATTATCCGCTGGCGCGGGGTTGCAATAGTTGCTTTAGCCTGATAGCCCTTGAAGGTAGGACCCAATGTATTGTCGTCAGCATCACGATAAAGAATAAACTTATAGGCTACATACTCTTGCGCCGTGTCGGGATTAGATGTAGAAACCTCGATAGGTGGTACAGATGAATCGTATGAGATGTGGTCATACTCAATGCCGTCTTTGTCTACAGTTTCTAGCGTCATAGAACCGTAAGTAAAGTCACCGCGTCCTAGAAGGCGCTTAAAGTTCTTAGGCTCAAGAGTTCCGTAGCGGATGTTACCTGTGGTAATGTAACCTGATGTGCGAAGAGTAGAAGCATCTTCAATGTAGATAGCGCCATCTTCTGACGAAGCGTGGTCAGTAACAAATACAAGTCGGTCAGTTCCATCTGCAAAGGCACAGCCTGTAGTTGAGTGTCCAGTAACACCGTCCATATACAAATCATTAGCCCAAGCAAAGCGTAGAGTTTCTAGTTCATTGGATAGGTCAATGCGGATTACACCTGCTTCACCGTCCACTCCAGTAGCGCACCACACGTAGTGGTCGCGGGCAGCAAAGTCATAGCAGGGCTGTGATGTTTCTACAATCAGTGGACCGTAGTTAAGTGAGCCGTCCTGGTCAGATACTGCTGCAGCACGTACACCTTTGTCTGTACCAATCATCATATAGCCAAGGTAGTAGAAGATTCTATGTACTACTTCACCCACTGGTAGTTCTGCTGCGACTACTGCTGATGTCAGCGTAGGCATTACGCCCGCTGTAGATAGTGTGAACTTCTGAATGGTGGATTGAATGCCATTGTATCCAGAAATGTATATTGCAGCACCTGATGCAGACACTGATGTGTACACGTGGGTAGAAGATGGGTGTGTATAAACTGGCGTAGGCAAAGCCGTAGCAGAAGATGACATCTCATAGACTTTGTTATTGATACAGACTACGATACGTTCTTTGACATACTCCATAGCAGCGTTAGTTACTACAATGCTTGAGTCTTTCCACATTTGTACTTCGTCTGCAGTTGAGGCAGATGAGCCAGTTAATGGCTTCTTGTACATAGCAGTCTTGACTACACCAGCATCAGTAATTTTTGTAATCCAGTAGGCGTATGTACCGTCATCACAGATTGCATAGACTGGGTAAACCCCAGCGCCTGCATTGTAGTCAATGAAGTGAGTAACTGTACCGTCAACTGCAATCTTATCTACGTCATACTCGTCGTGTAACAATACACCTGATGTAGTGTTCCACTTGATTGAGCGAACGTGCTGCTGTGGCGTTCCATTAGATGCGATAGCACCAGTAGTTATATGGGTAGATGTGCAGTTTTTAAGTAGAGTTACCTCACCCTTAGTCCAAACATCTAGACCCTTAGAATCAGCAAAGCGGTAGTGACCATTCTCGTCAGTGGTTGCTGGGTCATAGAACTTAATGCCGCTGCCAGAGTGGAATGACATCTGACTACGAATCCACCAACCAGTCAGAGACTGCTCGCCAGGCTCAGTGCCATTGTCGAATTGGTCCTTACGAAATGGTGCAGTCTGACGCTGGTACTCACGTGCATCATTGATTGCATAGATGAATGGGAGTCCGCCTATAGCAATGTCGTATGCTACATCTGTGTTCTGCCAAATTGCAGTCGACGATGCTACGCCAATATCTGTAGCGATAGCATAACTAGCACGACCCTCGGTTATGTCTCTGCCTGCCAAGGCGAACCTCCACTAATAGAAAATTAAGTGGGCAGTTTAAGTCCATACCCAGGGAACTGATTAGATAACTAGTGTTGCTGCTTCTTCTTCGGTAAGTGGTGTTCCTGCTACCAACTTAGCCTTAGCAGATGCCTTGAGTGCAGCGAGTGCTTCTGCTGCTGCATCTTCTTCTGCCTTGCGTGCTGCTGCTGCAGCCGCATCTACTTCACGCTGTGCGATTTCTTCTGCTGTAAGAGGACGTTCAACAACTTCCCCAGTTTCGCAGTTGACCTCGATTGCAATCGGTGTATCTGTCATTTGTTTTGCTCCTTAGTTGTTGTTATGAGTTTTTGATTCCGTACAAGTACATAGTGCTGTACTGGACAAAGTTAGAACCGTCATATGGTTTTAATGTCAAACGATTTATTGCTGCACTACTAGCCCATAGTCCAGCAGTAATACTTGTTCCAGGGTATGTTCCATTATTTTCAGTAGCAGAATCAATACTAAAAGATTTATTATTTGAACTTGTATAGTTTGGTATATAAAAAGAAACATTAGAGAAAGTGTTTGCTGTTGCTCCAGATGAAACAGCGGCACCTGAGTAGAAGTTTCTATCAGCACCAGAGCCACCTGCAGAACCTACGCCTGCCTCACCATAAAGAAGTTTTACTGAATACAGTCCACCAGTAGTAGTATTATTAATAATTAATTCACAACGCTGGATAGGTGGAGATACTTCACCAGTTGATGAATTTCTCAATGATGCATAAAGCATCAAGTCTGTATAAGTTTGTGGAATACTACTAAAGTCAATAGACGAAACAGAGCCTGATGCTGTATAGGAACTAATAAGTGTCATTGTATTTGGCATAGTTGCTCCTTAAGCAGCGGTGATTCCATAGAGGGTAAAGGTAGAACCAGCAAGAAAATTAATTGTTGCTCCACCGCTCATTCTAAATTGTATTTCATTAATTGCTGCTGTTGATTTCCATAAATTTACTGTTAAATCTGTTCCACTATCGGCTCTATTTGAACGAGTTAAAATTGTTTTATATGTAGTTGAATTTGAATAATTCATAAATTGTAAAATTTGATTAGATGTGCCAACCGTTAAATTAGGTGCGCCGTAATAGTCTGCCATACCAGCAGCATTACCAGATGACCTAACCGAACCAGCAGCACTACCAGTACCATATAAATGAGTCCAAGAATAATTTGCTCCAGAATCACCATTAACTCTAAAATACATATCTTGTAATTGTGCTGTTCCTGGAACGCATACCACAATTAAATCAGTATACGTAGATGGAATTGAAGAAAAAGTAACTAAATTAGTTGCACTCCCAAGTGTTTGAGTCGCAATTGGTGTATATGTGCTGCCTGCTGCCATTAGTTATTACCCCTTAATTCCATATAGTGCAAAATGGCTATATTGGGCTAGATTATCTGCACCAGTATTTGGTCTAAATGTAAGACTTGTAATAGCGGAAATAGAATTGTAATTAGCCATTGAATACATACCTACTAAACCGCCTACTCCAGTAACATCTTGTCCATTAAATGAACGTATTGTTTTTCTTTTATCATTTGAACTATAATCAAGAATGTCAATAATTGTAGCAGCAAAAGTATTGGCAAGATTTGCCGCATCAGTTGAATAGGCAATAATTGGGTTTGTGCCATCTGTTTCTGAAGCAGCACTACTACCATTACCATAAAGCCAATGATTATGGTAATTAGATGCAGTTGTATCTCCGTTTATTTGAAGAATACATCTACGACTTCCAGTTGCATTTGTTGTTATGCGATGAATTGCTCTTAGTTGCAAATGCTTGTAAGTTCCAGGAATTGACGAGAACGAGATAGAACTAGTACCACCCGCGCCAACTGTTACGGTGGCAATGCTCTCATACGCAGTAGGTGAATAGACAGCACTCTGGTCCCAGACCTTGCTTCGCTTAGTACCAGTAGAGATACTGGCTGTGGATAAACTTCGGATTCCCATAGTGTGTCCTAACTGTTCTTAATGCCGTAGAGGTAGGCTGATGAATTTTGTACCCAGTTACCACCTTGACCAGTATCAAATGAAATGGTTGTAATAGCAGATGTTACATTTGAAAGTCCGCCAGTCATATCAAAATATTGGTCTCCCAAACTTTCTATAGATACGCTTTTATATGATGAACTTGTATAATTTGGGATATAAATAGTATTGCTAGAAAATGTATTTGCAACACCATTGGCAGCAGGGACGTCATATGTGGTTATATTGACACCACCACCTAATTGCCCACCAAGATAACCTCTATCCGAATATCCACTTGATGCGCCGTTAAATGTCATTTGGAGAACGCGTCTATCGTATGCATTGTCTCGCCTTACCGAAAGGTTAATAAGTAAGTCGGTATAGGTTTGCGGAATAGAAGTAAAAGATATTACCGATGCTCCACCTGCACCAACTATTACCTGTGCAATGCATTCATATTTTTTTGGCATAATATCTCCTAAAGTATTCCGTAAAGAGTAAAAGTGGAACCAGAAGAATAATTCCCAGTATTAAGATAAATTGTTACAGAGTTAATTGCATTTGTATTCCGCCAAAGCCCAGCACAGTTCCAAATTTCTTGAACTACACCGTTTGAATTTGCGCTAAAGTTTGCTCTTGTAATCAATGTTTTATTGTTAATAGTTCCAGAATAGTTCATTATATTTGTAATAATATTTGTATTGCTTATATAAGAACTTGTTCCATTTAATATATACGATACATTTGCTTGTCTTCCAGCGGTTAATGCATTGTAGTAATATTCGTATGTAGTGCTATAATTGTTTCCCGTATCTGAATTTAATCTAATATTTGAATAAGCATATGTTGCACTGGGGTCTCCTGGAAGAGATTGCACTAATACCAAATCAGTATACGTACTTGGTATACTTGAAAAGGTTACAGTGTTAGTTGATGTACCACTAACTGTGTTAGTTGCAATAGGAAAATATGTAGAAGTTGGCATTATGACATTCCCTTTATTCCGTAAAGTGCAAATGTTGCATTAGCATTAAAGGAACCATATATTCCTATTTCATTAACTGCACCTGCTTGATAAAAACTTCCTACGTGAAAACCAGCATTTCCAGCACCGTTTCTATCACTACCCCATAAGCAGCGTATATTTTTATTTTTTGAAGTGCTAGAGTAATCGACGTAATCAATAATTGCTGACAGTAAACCATCGCCTTCTATTAATGCAGTATAGGTAAATCCAGTAGTTCCAGTACCAAAATTCATACTAGAAACTGTTGAACCATTTGTATACGAGCCTCTTGAGGTATAATTAGCAGACGAAGTATTTCCGTTTATTCTTGTTACAAGCCACCAGGCTCCAGTTCCAGGAGTTGTTAAGCGAACCTGTAAATGTTTATATGTTTGTGGGATACTGGAAAATAGTACAGTATCTGTATATGCACCTAAAGTGGTTCTTGTAATAAGTTCATAATCGGTAGATGGTATAGAACTAATACCATCCCATAACTTTTGATACTTTGGCAACCCTTGGGCTACCGAAGACGTAGAAAATCTACTGATTGCCATTGTATCCTCCTATTAAGAAATCTCTGAGCCGTATGCGTTGAATGACATTGTTGCTGATGAAGCGTAGATTGTTACTACGTCAGTTGTTGCCAATGTCAGACCAAGTGTTAGTGCTGTTGTATCGTTTGCTGCAATTGCTACGTCGTATGCAACATAGTGCTGAGCAGCGAGTGCTGCACCTGCTGGACGTACTGCAATGCGGAATGAACCAGCAGATGCTGCTTGGTTGCAAACTGTAATTGTTGAAATTACTGCAGATGTTGATGCTGGAACTGTGTAGAGAGTTGTTGCGGTTGTGGCTGATGGGTTAGATTGAGCCAGGACCTTGTATACGTTTGGCATTAATTATGCTCCTATTAGTAGAAATGGGTTAAAGCCAGCCTCGGTCAAGGCTGATTCTTTTGCCAACGGGATTCCGCCAGCGGTTACGCCATCGTGAACCACGACGGTATCTTTGTCGGTGTCAATCGTAATCTCACCGACCAAGCCTGTAAATGAAGCGTGTTGTGCAGTAGTGCCTCTACGCTGTTGGACTGCAAATGAACTAGGCATTTACTTATGCTCCCATCATCATCATAATTTGTGGCAGTGGGTCTGTGGTAATAGTTGCCCAAGACGCTGCTGTTCCATTGCTTGTTAAGTATTTGCCAGATGCACCTGACTGTGAAGGCACAACATATGCTGATGTAGTATCAAGAGATACTGTGACTGCTCCAGATGTACCACCACCTGTAAGTCCTGTTCCTGCAGTTACTGACTCAATGTCTGCAGCAATAGTTGCCCAGGATGCAGTTGAACCATCTGTAGTTAGGTACTTACCAGTTTGACCAGTCTGAGATGGAAGGCTTACTGGGGCTGCTGCCCACTTGATACCAGATGCTTCGGCAGAATCTGCTGTAAGCAGGTATCCATTAGTTCCTACTGGTAGACGAGCAACTGTGTCATTGGCTGTACCTACTAGCAAGTCACCCTTAGCATCAATCAGAGTTCCTGACACTGCAGAGGCTACGATTGTTGCTGCTAGGGAAGCACTAGTCGCCGCGCTAGTCGCGCTTGTAGCGGCTGCTGTAGCGCTGTTAGCGGCACTTGTAGCAGAGGTTGCTGCTGCCTGTGCGTGATACTTAGCAGAGTATTCTCCGCCAGCAACAGGTGTTCCTAGTTGAGTTGCCCAGTTCTGTGCAGAGATGTCATAGGCTGCTGCGCTAGAAGCAGATGATGCAGCGCTAGTAGCAGACGTTGCTGCTGCTGCAGCAGAGGCTGCTGCCGATGTAGCACTATTGGCTGCACTTGTAGCACTTGTCGCTGCTGCTGTAGCAAATGCTGAGATATTGATATAAGAAGTTGTTGTTGTATCAGCATCGGTGATTGAACCCATATCACGAACAATTCCAGCACCAGTCAAGCCAACTACACTTGAGTATGAGTTGGCTGCATTAGTTGCTGAAGATGCTGCACTTGTGGCTGATGTTGCTGCAGCCGTTGCACTGGCTGCTGCTGAAGTTGCTGAAGTTGCTGCTGCTGTCGCAGAAGTCTGTGCGCTTGTTGCGCTAGTTGCTGCAGCACTTGCTGAGGCTGATGCAGATGTAGCGGATGTCGCTGCAGCGGTTGCTTGGTTAGTTGCAGTAGTAGCACTTGTAGCAGCGGCTGTTGCACTTGCTGCTGCAGATGTAGCACTAGTAGCGGCTGCGGTAGCAGATGCGGCTGCAGATGTTGCTGAGGTTGCAGCAGCGGTAGCACTAGCAGCAGCACTTGTTGCGCTGGTAGCAGCAGATACTGCAGAACCTAGAATGCTATCTGTGTAGCCCTTAGTGGCTGCATCCCCTGAGTTAGTAGGTGAAGACAGACCAGTGATTGTACCGCCAGAGATTGCTGGCGTATTAATTGTTGGGCTAGTTAAAGTCTTGTTAGTAAGAGTCTGTGTGCCAGTCAGGGTTGCTACACCTGTAAGGGTGTTGCTCGCTGCGCTGATTGTTTTATTGGTAAGTGTCTGAGTTCCAGCATTTGTTGTGACATCTGCAATTGTCAATCCGTGAGCAGAGGTAACATTCTCGATATGAGAGTTGGCTTCGCGGTAATCACGACCAATTGCCATATGGCGAACTACTGCACCAGCAGAGTGAGCCTGTCCTGAAGAACCATCAATACCACGAACGATTGTTAGTGTGTTAGTGGATACGGCAGTGACATCTACAATTTCTTCAACCGCTGTATCAGGGTCGATTACTACTGTGAATGTTTCACCTGCTGAGATAGTAATACCACCGAGCAGTGCTGTACCTGATACAACCGTCATTGATGTACCAGATGATGTAAGTGCACCAGTCAGCGTTGTCTGCTGTGAGCGTGAGGAATATTTTCTAACTGTCATTGCTGGTCCTTATCGGCGGGAGTAGTGAACGCGGGGAGGATAGTTCTGTTGCTGTGCCTTAGTCTCTTCGTTAAGGCGTTGTGTGTACAGTGCGTACAATTGCTTGGTCGCACTTTGTGATGCACCGTATGGGCGCTTTGCATCTGTCTCATCAGCCTGTGGGCTAACTTGAGAAGCACGTGCTGGGTCTAGGAATGAGAGCAGACGATAGGCTGCACCAAGAATCACTACGTCCCGCGTTGATTCAGGTAGACCTGTTACTGTTGTATAAACATCTGTGTTTGCTGTAAATGGATTAGGGTCAGTTGCATAGATGACTTTGACTGTACGACCAGAGATAGGGGCTTCGCCCAATGTAACTGTCTGCACAGTATCTGTACCTGTGACATAGCCAAAGGCTTCAGGGTTTGCTATAGCATCAAAGTCCCAGCGACGAATAGGAACCCACTCTTTGGTAGGTCCAATGTCTTGCCAACTAAGAGTCAGGATATTCTTGATGTTCAAGTTAGCAAAAGCGTAGGTAGACACCGCAGCATTGAATGTAAAGGTTGTTGACTTTACTGCAAAAATGTTTGCTCCAAGGGAGCGGATAGTGTCATTGATTGCTCGCTTGACACTAAAGCGTGGGAAGGTAGGAGAGATAGTCACCTTGGCATCAGCAGCGTGTGTTGCTGCAGTTGTACCAAGATAACCACGTCCGTAAGGAGATACTGTTGCAGTGTTGGCAACTCTGTCGTAAGAGTCAACCCACATCAACTCTTCGTCAATCTCGATTGTTCCCTTACCTAGTGAGTCAGTTGACCCAAGGTTAAGGACTAAAGGAGAGGCGCTTGTAGATGTAACTGTGGTTACAGCAGAGGTAAGATGCGTCGCTCTATCTTGCTGGAATGTATAACCTGAGAGGTTGATTAGAACCTCATCAATCATATTGGCTAGTGTTGTCATTAGGCGTTGATGCTCCTTAACGCAGCAGGTGCTGCCAGTCCTGTGGTTCCAGCAAGTTCGTTGCAGATGCCATCAATGTCTTTGAACTTGTCCCGTGTGCGTCCAGCCTCTGCTTTAATGTTCAGTGCACCTACTGTTGCAAGTCCAGTTGTTCCAGCCCAGGCATTAGCAGCGCCCTGTTCATCGAGTCCCGTAGTACCAGCAAGCCTGTTGAGTTCTGCTGTAAGGCTGCTACCTGCTGTGCCTAGTGCCATTGTTAGCCCTTCTTGTAACGCTTAGGTAATACTAAGTTTGATTCTTTTTGTGGTTCTTGTGAACCAAAGAATGCTTTGTAATAATGTTCATCAAATGAGAACCGCTTCATATGTGGCACAAGTGCTGACGTGTCACACCAGAGTGGTACCTCTGCTTTGCCACAGAGGGCAAAGAAATATATGTCTTCTCCGATGAATGCTTTATCTGCACCCATCTCTGTAAAGAATGGAACTCCTGGTAGAACTTCCATAATCTTTGTTACTACACTGCGGTGCATCAGGACGAATCCCATACCCGCTGCTTCTACCTTGATGAATGAATCTTTAGGTAGTGGGTGTACTCGCTTGATACCAAGTCCACCGTCTAACTCTGCGAACATATAGACTGTTGGCATCGGAACCATCAGAGGTTCCTCAGGGTTATCAGTTGTGAAGTAGACTCCAGTAAGTAAAGGCTTCTCGTCTTTGTCCTTACGGTTCCACAACTTCAAGAAATTCTCTGGGCTAAGAACAATATCTGAATCAACCCATAGGAGCCACTCAGAGATATTGTTCTCGTACCAAAACTTAATTACCTTCTCACGCTGCCTAGCAATCTGATTGCCTTGGCTGCGAATTGATGTCTCAAACTTTACGCCTGACTTGAGTAGTACATCTGTGACGCCTTGCATAAACTTGCCGTCAACATCTCCACCATCACACCAAGCAACTGCTACTGTCTCTTGTTCCATTGTCCCCACCTTTGTTTATTTCTTCTTTTTTGCTACCGCTGCATTGTCAATCAGATTTGGATAAGGTCGACCTGCTGCCTTAGCACGAGCCTTGGCTGCTGACTTCTGTGCAGGGGTAAGTTTCTTAGATGTCTTCTTTGGGTTCTTTGTATCCCAGAATGCTTTCTTCTTCACCACTTCACCTTATCTGCCCAGTATGCTGCTGACATTTTACCCTTGGCAATGTTCGCCTTATGGCGTGCCTTGAATGATTTCTGACGGGCTGTTGGCTTCTTATCGCCAGTGACACCCTGTTGACCAAAGCGAATAGTCTTGACCTTCTCGCCAACTTTAGCCACAACAACGTGTGACTTGGTTGGGTGGTTAGGCGTACGCTTTGGCTTATTGAAGCCTGATACTCCTGCTCGCTTTAGTCTAGGGTCAGTCATTAGTATCCCATTCTTCCTCGCTCAAGGAATGCTGACTTCTCTGATGGAGTCATATTCCAAGGGCTTGTGCGTGCTCTTTCTGCTTCCTGAAGTTTCTTAATGCGAGCACGTTCTTGCGCTTTGCGCTGCTCGACTGTCAACTTAGGAGAAGTCTTGACAGGTGTTTTAGGAGTTGGGTTAGGCATTACTTCTTCTTGCCCATCTTCTTCATACCCTTTTTCATTTCCATCATCTTCTCAGACTTGGATTCCATCTTCTCGCCCATCTTGTAAGCAGCCTTCTTTGCTGCCTTCTTACCTGCTGCTGTGTATGGGAACTTCTTCTTTCCTACCTTTGGCATTAGACTGCTCCTATTTCCTTGAGTACTTCGGTTGTCTTCTTGTTTATATCTTTTGTCTTTGGCATTGTCTCTGCGTTGTACGCTTTACCTAATGTCGCTGACGCTTCGTATGCTGCTTCAACGTGGGCACGTGTTGTGCCCGCTGGTTGAATCCCTTGTGCTCTTGCATCTCGGTAAGCCTGTAACTCAGAGTTCCATTTCTTATCTGGAATGTCTCTAGTCGCGTCCCCTGTACCTAGTTCAAGAGTTCCTATCTTGCAACCAAAGCAACCTTCGACATACTCAGGATGCTTTTGTATCTGGTGTAGATTCATTGTGTCCCCTACTGTGCTGTAAAGTTAGCCTCTGTTACGCCAATCCCTGCAGCGATTAACTCAGCCTTTGTTGCCTCACTTACTGTGTAGTCATACCCACCACGATAAACTGCGTCGTAGTCGAGAAGGTCTTCGTCCACTGCATATCTCAAAGTTGAGTAGGTAGCACCTGACTTAACGACAGTGATACCTCTCTTGAGTTTGTAGAAGTAGAAGAGTCGATGACCGCCTGCTGGACCCTCTTCAACAGTAGGTCCTCTGAATGTATAAGTTGTCATTGTTCTCCTTAGTGAACTTACTGATGAGGCAGTAGAGATTTCGGTAACTACCGCCTCACCCGTCAATCAACTAAGCGATTGATGAACCTGATTCGATTCGGTATAGTGCCTCTTCGCGGTAGCGTGCGAAGCCGAGTACGCCGTACCAACCCATTGGGCGGTGACGCATCAACTTGTCAACTACTGGTCCGATTACTACGTGTGGCTCTTCTGCCACTGCTTCTGCAAGTGCTTGCTGACCGCAGATGATTGTGCGGTAGTTGCGTGCAGATGCTGCACCGTCGGTTGCATTGTAGAGACGTGAAGACTCTACGAAGTATGCACCTTCGTATGTTCCGATTTCTCCAGCCCAGATGCGGTCCTGTGATGAGCCGTACTGGTTTGGAAGAAGCCATCCTGCTGAACCTGTCTCAGCGCGGAGGTCGTGTGAAACTTCTGGGTGGATACCAGCCCAGTAGAGTGAACCCTTACGTCCTGTTGCCTTGTTAGCGCGGAGTTTTGCAACTGCCTTGCGAACGTTAGCAGATGAAAGAGTTGCTGCTGCTGTGATTGTTGCTGTTGATGTTGCAGTTGCTCCTGCGTAGATTACGTTTGAGCCACCACGAAGTGTTGTCATTGCAACTGAATCGATTGAGTCAGCAAGGTTGAATGCGATGATGTTAGCAATTGCTGGGTCAACATCTGCGAGTGAGAAGAGTTCAAGCGCACGTGTTACGAGGACTGAGTTACCGTACTCTGCAAGTGTGATTGTGACAGATGTTGGTGTAGACAATGCTACTGCATCTGGGTCTGTATCTTCTGTAAGTGCAGTTGTTGCTGCAGCAAGGTCAACGTACTTCTGTAGAACTACAGTTGAACCTGGGATTGCTTGACGTGCTGGGCGCTTGTCAGCGACTGAGCGAATGAGTGGCTCTGAACGGAGTGCGAACTCCAAGAGACGGTCATAAGCCTTCTGGACAAGACCAGCAGCACCAGCGGTACCGCCGAGTGTGGCGGAACCTGTTCCTGTGAATGCATTTGCCATTTAGGTTATTTTCCTTTAAGTGTTAGAAACTATGATTAGTTTGTTATTGCGAACGGATGACGTTCAAGAAATCTTCCAGGTTATCTGCCTGGTCCATTCTTAGATTTAAGTCTTCTGCTCTGTCGGGTGTTAGTGCACCCTGAGTGATTACATCCTGCTGACGTAATGCAGCACGGTCTGTCTCACTTGCTTGCGGTGCATCCTGAGTAGGAGTAAGCCCGAACAAATCTCCGTTATCTTCTAGCCAGTTATTCACTGACTCTTCAGATACATCGTCGATGTCCTTGAGGATTAGTCGTACTGCTTTAGGATTCACACCCTTCTTTTCTAGGACTTCCTTGACGGTGCGCTCACGCTGCGTCTTGGTTAAAGTCTCAAGTTGCTCGGTGAGTTCCTTGATTCGCTTCTCATCTGCACGCTTTGCTTTGCGAAGTTTCCGCATTGCATCGTCTCCAGATTGAGGTTGTTCGACATCGAGGTCGTCATCGTCTTCGTCATCCCAGTAGTTGTTGCTCATAGCAACTGCCACCCTTCTCTATTAGTTAGTTCGCAAGCCACAGTTGACAATCGGGGAATTGTTCTGGCTCTTGCTACCAGTCTGTTACACTGACGGGGCTGGTCGGTCCGTTCAGGATTCTGTTTTAGATTAAGCCTTGCGCTCTACTCTTAGATGCTAGGCGTCCAGTAGAACCAGAGAATCGACCAATCTCTTCTCCGACTACCATCTGCTCTTCCTGTATAGCCCTAGCCTTCCTCTTGAGTTTTGATTCTTCGAGGAGTGCTTGTGCATCTGCAGTCTCTACATCTTGACCAGTACGCATCTCAAGGAACTTCTCATAAGTAGGAAGTGCCTGTGCAATTGTTGAGTATCCAGCCTGTGCTTGAGCCTGTGTGACACCAAGACCAACAAGTTCTGTTGCAGTTGCTAGGCTTGTGCGTAGGTTCTGAGCAAGTGCTGCTCCACCAATCTCTGCTGCTGCTACCTTCTTCTGAAGTACAGGCAACTGTGTTGATGGGTCTAGGATTGCAGCGAGGATGTCGCCCTCTGTTGCTGCAGAATAAAATGTTTGGAAAGCCTTCTTGATTTCTGGTGCTGCCTGTAGGCGAGCATAAGCCTGATTCATACGGTCAGTAACATCTACTGCGTCCATACGATTACCGATAAGGGTTGCATAGTAATCGCGGTTGGCTAGTGTTGTAGCACCGTATGCTGTAAAAATCTTCCTGTATTCATCCTCAGCCTTGAGATATGTAGCATCATCAAGGGTAGGTAATCCTGCTGCTTTTAACTTAGCATTGCCAGCGAAACGCTTATTGTATTCAGCGTTGTAACGTGAATCATTCTTAAGAAGAGTGAGCAATTGGTCGCTAGAAATCTCTGGATATTCAGAACGAATCTTAGCGATAGTTGCCGCTACTCCTTCTAGTCCATATGATGAAAGAGTCTGTGCAAGGATTGTGTCGCTTGCTGCATCATACGATGAACTCTTGCTGCCCTTTACTGGACCGCCAAGAGTCTCAGATGAACCATCACTGTAGGTAATAGTGACACTTCCATCTGGATTAACTACACGATTGACAACTGTTTTCCCAGAAGGTACGGGTGTAGGTGCAGGTGCTGGCGCACCAGTTCCCTGACCAGTAATAAAGTTAGGCTTTGCTGGCTCAACGTATGCTGGAGTTCCCTGTACTCCTACTCCTGTTATGTAGTTAGGAGTTGTAGTCGCTGTATATCCTGCAGGTGCGCCACCAATTGTGACCGTAGGTTGCATACTTTCTACTGGTGCATATCCCGCTGGTGCTCCACCAATAGTTACTGTTGGTTTCATTGTGGTATTTAGGGGCACACCAGCAGCAGCCTTTGCTGCGGCAACTTGTGCTGCTATCTCTGCTGCAGATAATTTTTTACCAGAACCGCCAGACTCATACTTTATCGCCATTATTACATCACTCCAAAGTTGCGTAGTACGGTTCGGGTGTCATTGAGTACGACGTTCTTGTATGTATCACTACCCAAGTAGTCATCGCTCTTATACTGAATAGCCTTGTAATCATTGACATTCTTTAGTGTGCCATCAGGATTCATAATGTCTGTCATATCCTGTGTCTTAATCTGGTCTTCAGGGATACCACGAATCTGTGAACGTATTGTGATATATGGTTGGATGCGGGCACGTACGGTCTGACCAGGCTTTAATCCCTCTGCAGCCTTACCCCACTGCATAGCAGCACTGCGATTAATATCATCTTGAATAGTATCCCAAGCCTCAGGGCTACGGAATGACTTACCTGCTAGGTTGTATACAGTCCTATCGCTGACAGGGATTCCATTCTCTTCGTACTGTGCACGAATCTCACGAACTCTCTTACCTAGTTGACCTTCATCCAACTTATCTGCAGCAAGAACGTCGCCCTTTAGGGCACTAGCAGTAAGGTTAGATAGACGCTTGTTAGCGATAGACATAATAATATCTTCGCGTTCTTGGGCTGTCATACCGCCCTTGACGGTCTTCTCTCTAGCATTAAGAGCGTTCTGATAAGCCTTTACTTCTGCAGCACTAGGCTTCTCATTGAATAGGTTAAGGAAGAAGTCATTAAGATTAGACTTAGCCTCTGTAGTGTCTGTAAGGACTGGACCTGTCTTAGCATAACCACCAGTCTTAAGATAAGAAGCAACCTTCTTGTCAGTCTTAGCCAAATCAAGTACAGCATTAATATCGCCAAGACCTTTTTGCTCGCCAACTGCAACGAGTTTAGCGACAGCAGTAAAGTCCTCTGGTGTGACCATACCATCGAATGTAGGAGTAAACTTCTCTGGATATAGTTTTGCTGCGAACATTCTCTTCTGCAAAGCGATACGCGCCTGAGGTGGAAGGTTCTTAATATAAGACTGCTCGAAGCCTGGCTTGTAGATTACACCAGTGATTGGCTTTCCTTCTGCATCTTGACCACGTGATACCCCAGTAATAATCCCTTTGGATGTAGTAGACGAGCCAGCCGCTGTCTTACCTGCACGGGCTGCAATTTCTTCCTGCGCTCTTGGAGATAAAGTTCCAGGCACTGGATTAGTTGGGGTTGCCTGTGTATTCTGTGGTGAACCCATTACTTACCTTCCAATTCGTTTGCGAAGAATGCATAGAACATCTTCTGAAAATCTGGATTTGCTTCGATAACCCATTCTGCTTGGGCTGCAAGCCAGTCACGTTCTGCTTGTTCAGACTTTGCCCCAGTAAACTTCTTCTTGCCTAGGTTGTTTAGTGCTACCTGGCGTAAAGCCATATAGTCACGTAGTGCCACAACTGAAGGTAGGTCTACGAAGCGTTCGTCTTGTGTGAGGTTCTCTAGTTGGTCGATGATTCGAGCACGCTTGTTAGGGTCGAACTCAACTACTGGACCACCGCCCATAGATTCCTTTAGGTAACTTAGAGCCTCGGAATACTGGTTCTTATCCAGTTCACCTGAGTCAACACGAGTCATAAGAGCATCACGTGCAGCGTAGAAACGCTGGTTATTAACCTTGTCAAGAATCTCTTGTGGAGTTAACTTCTTCTTTGTATCGTGGACTAGATTCCACTGGTACATTTCTGTAGATAAACCACCACCTGGCATCACATAACCCCAGACATCTTTGTACTTAGATGCTACGTCAGGGTTAGATACCACAAAGTTATATGAATCCCAGTTAGATGGACCATTGCCAGCACTTGCTGTGATAAGTGCAAATGCTTGTGATGGACCGTATAGGTTCAAGAAGTCATACCAAGACTTGTTCCAGTCGCCATCATTGTTCTGATAGATGGTTTGGAAGTCCTCGTATAGTGCAGTCTGGAGGGTTGTATCTCCATCCTTGTCCTTGGCAAGACCATTCTGGAGTAGACCCATAGGAGATACAAGACCAATAACGCCGCGCATAATAGATTCCCAGCGAGAGAATGTATCTGTATCGCGTACAAGACGTGCTTGGTCATCAGGATTATCTAGGTTATAGTTACCACCTGATGCAAGATAGTTCATTACTGGCTTGAAGTTGGAAGCATATGTCTGCTCCATACCAGTGATTCCACCGATAATCTTATTCCAGTTACCAGGAAGAATTGCTGTCTGCAATCCACCAGTAAAGTCTGCACGTCCGAATGGGAATAACCACTTCTGGATACCCATTGGCATATTGTCAATAAAGTTATTGTTGAATGTAGCAAGTGCGCTGATTGGCAGGGTTACACCAGGACCAATACCTGGAAGCAATGTACCTGCACCAAAGGCGAAGTTAAATGACATTGGGTTAGCAGAGAATGCAATAGGTGCGCCTGAATAGTTAGCACCTGTCATAGTCTTAGCCAACTTAGCCATAACAGTTCCAGCAAATGGTACAAAGAATTGACGCTGACCAGAATCAGGGTTGGTAAAGAAGAATCCCTGGTTAGGGTCGTAGTAATCCTCTGAGTCTGTCATCAAGTAAATTGATGATGACTCTGGCTTTTGTGCCCATTCAAGGGCTTTGACAGCCTTATATACATTGCTGACGTTCTCGGTACCAAGTTCGCCCCACTTACGTAGGGTGTTCTCCCAGGCTGCTGCGAACGGCGCAATCAAACGTAGTTGATGGAAGATAAGGCGCTTCTCTTGTGCATTGTAGAACAGACCCTTAACCTGATTACGTGCATAAGTGTCTGCATATACGTGGGCATCTTCAAGAGATAGTGGACCCTTGCCATCTGCTGCACGGAATGCGTTCCATACAGGGTGCTTTGTACCGACATTGACTCCAGCCTTCTGGAGTGGGTTCAAAGAGTTCTCTGCTGTCTTGAGAAGTTGAGCCTTAGCGTTAGCGTCAAGGGTTTTCGCTATGCGATTGATAGCATCCCAGTAAGCCTGACGGTACTCTGGACCAAAAGTAGAATTCTTTTCAAATTCTGTAGCCTTGTCAAAGAACCAATCTACAAAAGTGCGCTTATCCATACCAGATTCGACGTAAGCCAAATTCTTAGATGGAACATTTACTAGAACATCGTCCCAATTTCCAGCCTTTGAGAATGTGTCTCGTAGGTTTCTAGCAAACTTAGCCTGTTCTTCTAGCAGAGCCTTCTTGCCACCACGCATTTGCTTGGAGTTGGTTATCGAATTGATAGCCTCATCGGTTGCACGTGGGATTCTGAACTCCATACTACCAACAGAAGTCTTGCCTCTAGCCACTATTTCCATAAGTGACTTATTGCCACCTGTGGTTTCTGTGATACGAGCAAGCAAAGATATATCTTCACCCTTTGGGTTCTTGCCAGTGTATAGATAATTCTTAAGTCCTTCAGGAGTCTTGATAAACGCCTTAAACTTATCTGGTGTTGACTCAGCGAATGCGTCTAAATCCTTGCGACCAGGACCATATAGGAAGTAATCTACTACTGCATCCTGGCGGAACTGACCTTTAGCCAGTGCTGCCTTAATCTGTGGAGTATCAAAGCCTGCTACAACACGAGCAAATATATCTGAGTTGAGCATACGCAATTGATTTGCAATGCCATCAAAGAATCTCTTATGTCCAAAGCCTACGGCTCCAACATTCTTAAACTGTAGGACCTTAAAGTCGCGCTCATCAAAGGCTCCGCCTCTGCCTGAGTTCATCATATCTACATATGAGTTCTTAGCACGCATTGCTGCTGTCTCATTGAGAATATCTACAGCATCATCACCAGTCGAGAATGTCTCATCAAAGACTGTGTGGCGATAGTTATCGAAACTATTTAGAACTCTGCGCCAAGTCTTTCCGTCTTCACGTCCAAGCCACATAGCCAAAGCCATACCTGGGTTATTAAAGAATGAGATGTGACCTAGAGCGGTTACACGAATCTGCTCTTCTGCAATGTTACGGATGATGTATGCTGGGCGAACCAACTGGATTTTCTTCCAGAAGTTTCCGATAAGCAAATCACCGATTTCCTCACCCTTAGCCAGTGTCTTATACTTAGCCAACTTACTGGTTACGCGTAGTAACTCAGAAACGGGCGGGAAATAAACTGTTGAGTTGAGTAATTCAGAGGATAGGTGTGGTCCAGGAAGGACTACGCTTTCACCTTTAAGGTTTATGTACTTAAGTTCTGCCCCAGCAATATGGCGCTTAGCCCAATAGGAAGACATCTGCTCCGCTGAAGACTCAAATGAGGTCGTAAACTTTTGAAAAGTATCCTTCATATGTGCAGGAATCTTGTCAGAGTACTGGTTAAAGACTGCCTTCATTAACTTAACTGAGGCTGCATAGCCAGCAACTGAGTGAGTTGCAGCATCTGCAATCTCATCAATGATTTCGTCAAGAACTTTTCTGTCAAGTTTGGCTGCTACACCGAAATCTTCTGTTGCACGTAGAAGTTCTTCTCTATCGTGTACGTTTACAATCGAGCCAGCCTTAACCTTGGTCTGATAACCACGCTGTACGAATGGCTTAGCGATAGTAATGGGAGCCTTTGCTCCAGCCAAGAAGCCCTCAAAGAGTGCTGCGACTTTACCGTGTTCCCCAAAGCGAGACTGAACTCGTGCCCCTACGCCCTGAAGTGTACGAACCATTGGCATTGCAAACTTTGTACGCTCTGTAGCCTTGATTCCAGCACGAGAAAGAATGCCTGGCTTTAATGCGCCAGCCTGAATGTCACCCTTAAGTAGATAAGGTGCTAGAGCATCGACAACATCATCTTGTGTTTTAGCATCAGCCAAAGCCTTGGCTACATCGTGAGTGATGCGACCATCAGCCTTACGCCAGATTTGCTTCCAGTCTGTCATCTCAACGAGTTTGTCGACTGCAACAGTTCCGTGACCACTGGTTAAGAACTCAGCGATACGCTGATAGGCAAACTCTGGACGCTCAAGTGTCTGGTTAATATTAGCAAGACGTTGTACTTCAATCTCCCAAGCCTTACGCTTGTCCTTGAGACTTAATGTTGCATCAGAAAGTTTTTCAGAAAGGCTACGTTCAGACTTCTTAGCCTTAACTGTATCTCTCATAGCACGCTCACGTGCTGCTTCCATTATGCGCTGGGTACGCTCACGCTCTGCGACCTGCTTGATAGAAAACTTTTCAGCCTCATTTGCTTCCTTAACAAAAGCCTTTGACTTTTTCTCAAGTTCTTTTGCTGCAAGGATTGCATCAGGTGTTACTGGATTCTCTGGTAACGCAGCCTTGGCTGCAGATAACTGGTCCTCTAACGATTTGATTGATGCCTGTAGGTTATCTAGGTCATCTGCTGTGTACATTGGTACACGACCCTTTGCTACAGCATCAGAAATTTCTTGCTTGATTTGTTGCAGTTGCTTGTTCTGCTTAATCAAAGCGTTCTCTGTGCGCTCAACAACCTTAGGAGCCTTATATGCTTGCTCTAAAGCCTTACGTGATTCTGTTGCAGCGTTGGCTTTTTCAATAAGTTGAGCCTTAGATGCAGATATTTCATCAAGTCTAGCCTGTGCTACACGCACGCTAACTGAAGCCTTGATTGTATCTTCTGCTTTGCCAGATGCTGCAGCGCGAGCATCGGCTGCTGTCTTTGCTGCACTGTCAATATCAAACTTCTTAAGTTCATCAGACTGTTTACGTAGTAAATTAGCGGCTTCTGTTGCAGCCTTTTCAGCCTCTTCAAGTTTATTGAGACGGTCCATAGTCTCAGCAGCAGCCTTGAGAGCGCCTTCTGCTTGCTGTTGTTGTGCTAACTTGCGAAGTTCTTTGATGTCCTTAGCACGAGACAAGCCTGGGTCAAATAAAAATGAGCCAGCAATATCTGCTACTAGGGCAATATTTGCACCTGCTCGTGACTCTGGATTACCAAGAGTAAAAAGATTTGAGTATGTATCACCAAGAAGTGTGCGAGGACGGTAGCCGATAATCTTGCCGTCAGAGTTACGGATAGCAATCTTTGCTGCACTCAATGACGCTTGACGCGCTTTGTGTCCTACACCGACTTCTTCTGAAGGAAAGAACCCCTCACCCATTTGGATGTCAGGAAACTTCCCCTTCTTAGCGTCTTCAATAGACTTAAGAATTACTTGACCAGCAACAGTTTGTTCAAATGCGCTAGGAATTGGTTTCTTTGATACTGGTGCTGATTCAACACCTAGACCTTTTGCGGATGCTGAGATACCAAAGTTTTGTGCAGCCTGTGTAAGACTGGCAGAACCAGAACGATAGCCAGCATTCATCCAGTTAAACGTAGTGCCAAGAACTGTAGTAGCACCACGAACTAAACCTTTAACAGTTTGCCAAAGTTGCCCTCTGCCAGTTTCCTTAAACTTTTCTGTTTCGCGCTGTGTTGCAATGTCTTTTTGATTTGCAGTGCGCTGTTCACGTGTAGCAGCATCAATGTTTGCAATGCTAGATGCAACACCAGACTTAGCATCTACGCCGAGTTTAGACAATGATTGAAGCACGCCAGGTGACATAATGTTGCCCTGTGCGTTCTTCTTAATCAGTTCAGCCTGATAAGGGTTAACTGCTGCAGCGGCAGCATAAACTGCTTCAGCATCAATTTGAGCCTGTGTAAGTATACCTGTAAGTTTTTTAGGGTCAGCCACTACTGCACCATCTGTTGTTCTTCAAAGTCCATTGTTTCTACAATGGCACGAAGGTCCTCATTGCGTGGGTCTTGCTGGTACATAGCACGAATAATCTGACGTGATGGGTCTTGTGAGCGAGTTAAACCCTGAGGAAGTGGGTTCACTTCTGTGCCAGCACCATCACCAAATGGCATACCGTATGTAATAGGACGCTCAGGTGTTGAAGAAGGAGCGGTAATTGGAGTTACTTCAGGTAGCGCAATAGGTGCACCACCAGTAGTAGGAGTTTGCTGTCCCATTGCAAGTCCTGAATTTGCTGCTTCGTTTACTGCCTTGTTCTGTCCGTATGCAAAACCTGTGTAGTCAATGTTTGGTACGCCATCAGCGGAGCCTGCTCCGCCTACAGCAGAAACACCAGTATTGTTCTGAGGTGCTGTAACTTGATACCCGCCACGATTTTCGATTGGTGCAGTAGTCACGGTGCCTCCTACTTATAATGTTTGAATTGTGTCTTGGATAGATAAGGACCTGCGGTAAACGCAGTTAATTTAGATGCAATCTCCATTGCCTCATAAGCATCTGCGCCTGCGTGCAGTGCTCCTAGTGCGTATGGCGCACCGCTGCCTGCAGCGTATACATTAGATGCGTTTCGGCTTACACCTAGCGAATCATCAATATCAAATATCTCACCGCATAGTGCGATAAGGAACTGAAATCTTTGTTCAGTTTTTACTTCATCAAAGTTAAAGCCATTTGCTAATAACACTTTACGTAGTGAAGGCATAGCCTTTGCAATCATAAAGTGATATAAATCTTTTTTCTCAGCCTTAGTGGGAGTTGGTGGGTCCCACATATGTTGTGCTACATCGCAAGGTAATACCTCACCTGAGCCTGCAATCAAATAGCCGTTGACTTCTGCAATCTTTTTAACTTGAGGGTGGTTATAAATGTAACCACTGTCATCAGTTGTTTGGCTGTCAGCAACCAAGACGCAACTATCGTCGTATTCCAATCCGATAATCGTTGTCATTGTCCCCTACTTTGCTATCTCTTGGTTGTTGTAGAAACTCTTGCTGAGCCTTTACCGCTTGATGTAAGTGCTGAAATAAGTGTTTGCATATCAGGACGTGCCTGAATTGCTGGCGCTTCACCTGGCATACCTTGTGGTGCTGCCTCAGGTGGAAGAGCGCCTCCTGCTGGAGCAGCGGCGGGAGCAGGGGACGGTTGCTCAACCATAGGTGCTTCCCCAGCAGGAGGAACTTGTTGCTGTGGAGCAAAGGTTGCTTCAATCGCATCCTCAAGCGCCTGTCCCTTTTGGCGTGCTTTGATAACCGCAGCAATTTTACGGACTACCTCTGAAGCATCTCCGCCAGATGCAGCCATCTGTGGAATGGCTTGTGTATAGGCAGTAATGGAACCAAGAAGAGAATCTCTCATCTTCTCGATTTCAATTTTTTCTAGTTCTTGTGTGACGTTAACTGTGAATGGAAGTTCACGCATAGCCATATCCTTAGAGATAAGACCGCCACCAAGTGCTTGTAGCATAAAGATAAGACCCTGTGCAGGGTTAAGTCCCGCAAGCATTCCGTAACGAACATCGGCTGAGTAGTCACCCTTGATGTCCTTAGAAGGCTTGTACGTAATCTCGTACGGTGAACCAGCGTCGACACCACGAATGGTCTTCTCTTCTGGGTAAATTTTCTCATCAACTTCAAAGCACACTGTGATTACATCACGAAGTGCTGCAGCAAAGATTGCTTGTGCTGATTTAACCTGGGTGTCAAATGCACCCATAAGAGCCTGTACGCCTTGTCCTGTGACGATAGAGGCATCGATGTTTCCAGTACGTCCCTCTGGATAACGTGCGCCAACGCGCAATTCCTGATTAAGTAGTTGCTGTTCTGTGAACGCACCCTGTGGAAGATTAAGGTCTACACGACGCACACCCGCTGGGTTAGCAGTACGAATAACTGCGTCTCCACCCAACTGCAGTTCCTGTACATCTGAAGGAAGAACAATAGGAGCCTGTACGGACTTCTCTGCTGCTTCCATAGCAAGAAGAGCAAAGCGGTTGCGAAGCAACTGGATACCAAGAACATCATCAAACTGTCCACGTAGTTCACCATCAATAGATGGCTTACGTGCGATAACAACCATCATCTTGCCAATAGGATTCTTAGCCTTTGATAGTACGAGGTTATCTTTTGATGGGATATAGATGATTGACTGGTCTTTGTCATAGTAGCGAATTAACTCAACCTGTGCATTCAGGTCTTGCTTGTAACCCATTGGTCCAAGCAATAGTGAATCGTATTCAGGGAACTGAGTAACGAGTTCGCCTAGTGTCATCATATATCGTTTTGCAAATGCAACACAGCGTCCGTAGCGGTCAAACTCTGGGTAAGCCCCCACTGGGTTTTCTACGCGGATGCGAGGCATCTTGCTTTCTTCGTCTAATTCAATAATGAAAGGGACGAAACCAAATGTGATGTACCAGTCCGAACCTGAGTACATCTGCACAGCCAAGTCAGAATGCTGGAAGTAGTTGGCTGCAATGCGAGTACGCTTGTCTGCAAAAGTACGGGCGCGGTCATTGACTGCGTTTGCTGCTGAACAGTTGACTGCAGGAAGTGGAGCCATAACTTCTGACAAGTCGCGGGCGACAATATCGATAAAGTTTGCTACTACGTTTGCGTCAACGCCATCTGGAAAGAAGTCAGGATAGACTTCAGAAATCTTACCCTTACGGACAGCAAGGACGTCTAGGTTGCGCGAGTCACGCTCACTGTTGCGATAGCGCAGCGATTGAACGCGGGCTGCTACCTGCTCCATTGATAATTCCATTGGGTTCCTATCCGTAAGTTTGTGCCCATTGCTCTGCAAAGGCTTCATCTAAATTCAGTGAGCCTCGGTTTGCCATCTGCGCCCGTGTTGCCCATCGGTTTGTTTGGTACTGTCCCACTCTGGATGACTGTTGCATCAACTCGCGTATACGAATTACCGCAAACCATAAAGCCATAACGCAGTCGGTAGGGTTCTTAGTGTCTGGCTTCCAGGTAATCAACTCTTGAACCAAGGTCTTAAGACCCTCGGAGCCTTCGTTAGAAGGCAGTTCGATGATGTTGTTATCTTGGAAGCGTCCGTCTCTGGCGTTGCCGAAGAGCATTGCCATAGATGCCACACCAAAAGATGTGTCCCACTTATTCTTACCAGTGAAGTGTGAGTTTAACTGGCACCCATACTGGGCTAAAAAGTTTCTTAAGTTCTCATCAAGGGCGTAAGCCTTCTGATGAGCGTTGATTTCGATTCGTACTTCCTGTGGTCGGTACTTCTCGACCCAATCCTCAATCAGATTCTGAATCTTGGCTGGGGTTGGTTCAGTCATATTGACTGCATCAAGTACGTAAATCTTTCCGTCGGCTCTGTTGTAAGTACAGATGACTGCACCTGTTGCACCTGACATAGCAGGGTCAAGACCCATAACTGTGTAGGTTGAATCTAAGTGCTTAGGGTGTCCTGGTACTCCAGCCTTTAGTGGTCCACGCTTTCGCATTCCGTTGACTGAGGATTGCACACACAGTGGTGAGAAGATGCTGTCTTCTTGGACGTCCTCTTGCTGGTAGACCATAGCCCATACTGACGGAGCGACTTCAGAGCGACGCGTAAAGAGAGAAGGTCCGTCCCACTTGGGATAAAGTCCGTTCTCATCTGGTTCGTCCAATTCGTTTTCTTGCTGGTCTGATTTAGCCCACAATGTTTTCCAGTTGGCAGGCTTCTCATCAAACTCAAGAACGGCTGGCATAGCGCAGTAGGTGAAGGGGGATTTACCGCCTGACCACTGCCCTGGGTCGCGCAGCATCTTGTATAAGTCAATCGGTGCCACTCTGGTTCCGACGATAATCAACTTACCGTGACGACCAAGACGGGTGATAACTTCCTTCTGAAGCCAGTCCATCTGTTTTTCCCACTCGTGGGCATTAGAACCCATAACTGCGTCGTCGACGATAATCAAGTCAGCACGGGCACCATAAATCTGGGAACCAATACCTAGGGCTTGAACCGTTGGGTCCTTTTCGCCTGAGTCTCGACCAGTACCTAGGTAAATCATATCTGCCTGCCACTGGGTGGCATCTGCTTTGTATCCACCATTGGGACCAAAGGCAACTTGCAGTTTTGTGTAGGCTGGGTGTGAGAGTCTAGTCTTGATGGCTCCCAGAAACTTACGAGCCATACCCTGAGTCTTAGAGACGATAATGACTCTAGTGTTAGGGTTGGTTACAATTCGGTAGACCACGTAGTTGGTTGTAATGACCGTAGACTTAGCGTGCTCAGGTGGAACGTTAATCAGGATTCTGTTCATCGCTGCTGGCTCGTAGGTCATAGCAGGATGGAGCCACCTTGGTGGTCGACCTTCAATCATATCGTACCAGTTGAGGTGATGGGGGAAGAGTTTGGTATCTAGGAACTGCTCACAGAAGTCAGGGAAGGCGATGTCCTTTAAGTCCTTAAGGTCAGCCTTGACCCCTTTGCCCTCTAAGCGTGCTTTCTCAGAACGTTCCTTGAAGTCAGGGGACTGCATCACCCATTGACGGAAGGTTGTGTCGTTACGGTTGACGGTAGCCATAGCAGCCGTAATGGTCATACCCTCGGCTAGTTTAAGGAGTACCCGTTCCTGGGCTTCCTTCTTGGAGATGTCTACCTTGCCTGGCTTACGTCCCATTAAGTGTCCCATCTAAATTAGCACCCAAGCAATTTGACCGTAGGTCAGGGATTGTTCTTGGGCTATGCGGAAGAAGAGAGAGTCGAACTCCCAAGGGCTTTTACACCTCGACTGTTTTCAAGACAGTTGCCGTCGCCAGTCGGACTTGTTCTTCCCTGTGCCCCTCTGGGGCATAAATAACGATAATAACGCCAGCCGTAAAACGGCATAACTCTGGCAATTGATATATTATAATTATATATATTATATATATATAAGCGAGCGAGCCGAAGAGCGATGCTCGCTCTATATATGTATATATTACATATATAGATAACCTGTAGTTTTACCCAAAACCGAACATCGGTTTGGGTTATTTTTTATAAATATTTATATATAGGGGGCTACCTAATATAAAAGCCCTGGTCAGGGCGTATATAACAGAAAAATTTAGGGTAAGACATATACATACATCTTACCCAATATTAACACACCTAGGGTCAAAACATTCTGACTATCTATGATTATCGACATATCGACACTGACTTGTCTCTCTATCTTGTCTTAATATATGAGACCCTGAGGGGTCTCTATTAACTTTACATAATAATTAAAAATCGGATTATCAAAATAGATTTGCAGTTTTTTTGCAGAATGGAACTATCCCCCCTCCCTCTCCTGTGGATAACTTTGCCCCCTGTGGATAAGTCTCATAGCGGGGAAGGTAGTTGAAATTTCAATCACTTTCCAATTGTCGATAAATCTACATTTCTCCCTTGTCGGTTGATGTGATGTAAATCACACGAAATAGACTTGACAGCGTGTGATGTATCCCCTAAGGTTTACCTATAACTTAATAACCAACCAACCAACTAGACGGAGGAAAGAAAATGATTACAAAAAGCAAAAATAAAGTTTCGATAGAAATCGATTCTATTTTCAACCTAGTTTTTGACAATAACGAGACAGGGCTAGAGGTAAAAGTAGAAACTAAAAATTGGGTAGACGGAGAGGTAGAAGATGAAACTATCCTAGGGCTAACCCGCCAACATTTGGAAATCATAAAGAATTGGTGTGAGACACAACTAAACAAGTGATGTAAATCACAGCCCCGCACCCTTGACAGAGGGCGCAGAGTGCGAGACTCTAGCGGGGCACGGGTAGCAAATCGCTACCAAGTACGACAGGAGGGCAAGAAATGAACACAGCACAGGAACAATTTATAGAAGATTACACGCTAGTAATCGACAACGAGCAGACCGCTTACCTGCAACATATGCACCTAGTAAAGACCCGCCACGTGGCAGATGTTGCAGAACAACTACAAGAAGATTTCGAGGGGCTAGTGTCTCAAATCGTAGACCTTGCCCGTGCTAACAAGATGAACACAGGCGCGGACTTAATCGCTCAAATGCTTATCGGCTACGGGGCGGATACTTTCTACAAGATTGCACGCCACTATCAAGAAATGGCGGGCGAATAATGAAAGCCAAGTGCACAGAATGCGCGAGAGTCTTTGACCTACTAGACGAGGACGACGCGGGAGAATGGTACGGCGGGCACGATTGCGAGGTGTGAGGTATCTCACACAGAAAACTATTGAAAAGCGTTAGCACCTTACACAATAATTAAACCAACCAACTAGACAGGAGAAACTAGAAATGAATGCACAAGAATACCGCAAGACCCTTACACCCTCACAGTCTAAGGCGTTTTATAAGTTGCTAGAAACCAGGCTACAAGAGGCGGGTTACTATCGCCGAAACGTAGAAACCAACAACGCGACGGACGCGCTACAACGTGGCGCGGTGAAAGAAATGCACGAAGAGTTCGAGACCCTCAAAGGGAATTACTATCGGGAAAAGGAAGAGATAGAACGACAGATTAAAGAACTACGCGAACGCGCCTCCCAACTATGGGACAACTTTCGCAAGGCAGAAGAGGAACTTTATCACAAGGCTTACCTTAAAGTAGAGGACGAGGTGCAAGAGATTCGCAAGGCACGAGGCAACGCCTCACAAGAACGCGAGATTATCGAGACCCTTGCAATTGCAGAATATCAGAAACGACTAGACAAGAAAGCAAAGAAGGAGGTTGCATAATGTTAGAACTAGCAAGATTAGCCGAGCACTTAGAGGCAACAAACGTGCTACTCAAAATAGCACAGAATGAACGCAACACGGAAGCGGGACGTTACAGAATCGCCAAACTTTACGGACGCGAGGAACTATTGCGCGAACTTATGAAAGAAGCACGAGACTCAATTCTAAAAGATAAGGTGGAAGCATAATGAAACAGATGAACCAACGAGACGCGATTCACTATATCGCAACGGGGCAAGAGTTCAAGGCGTCAGCCCTATCGGGTAGCCCTTATCGAATGAGCGAAGGATACCTAACAGGCAAAGATTGCGAGAAGTATTACGAAGACCAAAACAATATGGACTATATCGTCTACTCATATCATACCCCTATCGCGTGGCATACATCGGAGGGGTGGTATGTAGTCGAGCAGAAGTTCAGCGTTACCACAAGCAAACACCAAAACTATGTACGCCGAGCAATCGCCGAGAGTTTGGAGATAGCGGTATGACATACAACTACACGGTGCAATTCGTTGGGCTTTACTGGGTACTCACAACCCGTATCTCAATCGAACTAGACGACACAGAGGGCAACCTATCAGACGAGGCACGAGAGAAGGCAGAGACGGAGGCGGACGAGGCTATGCAACAAGAGTTAGGTATATCACCACTCAACTTTGCACACAGCGCGATTGTAACCCTGCACCTAGAAGACGAGGACATAGAACTATGAAACTCAACAAGCGGGGCAAGCGAGTGCGAGCACTCTTGATTCTTGCGGGTATCTGCGCCCTCATATGGTGGATAGTCACGGGCTTTTGGTGGACAGAAGACGGGATATGTGTCGGCACAATGGCGGAATGCTTAGGGGGTGGACTGTGATTCTATGCGGCGACCACCTTGTACCAATTAAAGATTGCGGGTGCAGACCTTGATAGTCTTGACACTAGTATCACTACCAATTATAGTTCTATGCGTACTAGGAATACTTAGTACGAAACCAATAGCAGATGAGACAGGAGAATAACAAATGGAAATCAAGATACAAAAATCAAGTAAAGAAGAAACAGCGTGGGATAAGGAAATCACTTTCGAGAGAGAGGGAGTTGAGTACAAGGTACTCTTGCACTGGGACAGTTACGACGGCTACGAACTTAACTTTCTTGATGACAGGAGATTCATACCGAACCCTGATTGGGTTAATGATTGGCAGGATTCCCAACAGTACGGGGCAGAAAGCCTTGAATATACCCTAGATTGTTTAACAGAGGAGGCAATAGTATGAGTACACAGGAGCAAATAGACAAGGCGGTATCCACAATGGAAGAGGCTATGAAAGCCTTGCGTGAGTTAGGTCTTATTACAGAGGGGGACGAAGATGAGTAACTGGACTGTATGGGTGGGAGGTGGCGAGATAAACTCTTACTACCTGACACAAGCACAAGCCGAAGAGTTGGCTCAAGTGTGGAGAGATAAAGGCTATGATGAAGTCGTAGTAGAGGAGGTCTTACTATGAGTGAACCAATGTGGTTACAAGGTGACACGATTGCCCTAATGGATACAAGTTACGGAGTGCAAGAAGTCGAGTGCGATTGCGGTAACTTGCAAGAGATAGATGTGGAGCAGGAGTACAAGCACAACGAGACAACTTGGTGGGGCGAGTGGGTCTGTACCAATTGCAACGAGCACCACGAAAGCGAGGGGTGGTACTAATGAGCAACGTCTATCGAGTATCGTACAAGGTTGAAGGTATAAGAATCATTGACGTTAAGTTACCTGAAGGAGTTGAACCCCCGAAAGCCTTTGCTTTATGGGACTACGCAAAGCAGGACGAGTGGCTATGGGAGCACCAACTAGGAACGCAAACATTCTTAGAAGATATACACCACGCAGAAGCAGAGAGTGTACTTAAGGTCACACATCTAAGGGCGGTATGAAACTACTCAAACACGCCTCACTCATATATCTAGTTCTATTCTTTGGTGGTGCGGGTACGCTCATCATTCCCTACTTAATTCTAATTACAGTTCTATACCTGACAGGAGTAATCGGTTGAATAACGATAGAGATTGGCACGCACAAGGGGCTTGTGTTGGACACCCTGACCCTGACCTATGGCACTACAACAACAGCAACTATGCACACGAACAACAGTTGGAAGTATTGCGTAGCGTCGAAGCGATTGAGATATGTCAGACCTGCCCTGTAAAAATGCAGTGCTTACAGCAAGGGCTAGAAGATGAGAATCTTTTATGGTCTATCGGTGGCAACGGGTCTATCTGGGGCGGGCTACTGACCTCAGAACGGGCGCGTATGCGGGGCTATAAACCAACAGCGAACTCAATACGCCACGAACAACGACACGCAAGGAATGTGAAGGCGAAACTTGGTAGACTTGTCAGATGAAAAAGAGAATGATATTCCTCATCTTGCTCTTCATCTTTGCGTGGACATTCCCATTGTCTCACAATGTGGAAGTAAAGGTTAATATAGGTAAGGCTTTACCTAAGCAGGAAGTGCAGACCAAGGCTACCCCTGAACAGAAGTACCGCAACAAGGTGATGGCTATGCGCTACGCTAAGGCAGGGTGGAACTGGGATAGACAGCAAAGGCGGTGCATCTACTCACTCTTTATGAAGGAGAGTAG